CCTTGGCAGCAACACCGATGGGTCATGCTTGGTGCTGTGATAGGCATCAGTGCTGAACCCCATCGCTGCCGCGCGCTCCGCAGGAGTGTTGTCGGGGCGCAGCCCAAGACCATGTCGCTCAACTGGCAGCGCAGCCCGCTCCTGCGCGAGCTTGAGCGCTCGCTCCATCAGGGAGACGAGGCCGCCTTTGGCGTACTCTGGCTCGCCAAGATCCTCAGCCTTGAACCGAGGCAAGTCAGCGACGCCGTGCGCGTCGTTGATGGCCCTGACCTCGTCATCGGTCAGCACTCGGTTGACCCGCATGTCGCCGCCGATAAGCCAGTTGCCGGTCATGTTGGGATTGGTCTTGTAGCGGTAGTAGCCGCCGTAGGGCACCTGATCTGTGATGTGCGCGGTCTTGAGGTCTGGCAGGCCAGCCTTGGTCATTCGCGCTCGGCTGTCGGCAATTGACTGCCAGTCAACATCGGCCGGCATTTCGATTTCCGCCCACACCTGATTGTCGGGGCGATAGGTCGGCGGCGAGCCTCCACCACCGATGTGCGTCGCGATTGGCAAGTCTCCGGCATGCCAGCCCGGTCGGTATGCAAGATCGCCCAGCTTAGACTTGACCTTGCCCTCAGTCTTGCCTGCTGGCCCCGCTTCAGCGCGAAGCCACTCACCCATCGGCACAGGCCTGTCTGCATCAACGAACAGGGGGAACAGGTGCTCTGGGTACTGCGGGTTGGTGCGGAACAGCTTGTAGGCCGTCACGGTTTCCCTCGGCGCCTCCAGCGCGGCCTTGAAGGCCTTCTCGGCTAAAGCCACCAGACCGCCTTTGGCCATGCCCGGCCGCAGAGTGCGGATGAGGTCGTTGTGAGTCGTCTGGTCTCCCTCAAAAGCGTCCCAGTTCCCGTGATGCACAAGGTGCTGATAGTACGGCTCAAGGGCAGGATCTATCCTGACATCCATCGCCCGCTGCCTGTCGCCCATGCGGTCAACCGCCTCGTAGCCGCCAATGGGCCTCCCCTGCCGAGAGCGCGCCATGTACTTGCCAGCGTCCTCGCTGGACATTCCGGTGTGGCCTTTGATTTCTCTAGCGTCGAACGTGCCGATGTCGCCGCGGCCCAGCATGCTGGCCGGGAATCCAGACTTCCCGCTTGATACGCCCTTGATGCCCTCGGTGAAGCCGCGCCAGTCGTCAATGGGGGCGAACAGCATCTCGTTCAACTCGCGCCCTTTCGGGGCTAGGTTCTCGGCGGCATAACGCAGGTCGTCGGCCAGCATGTTTTGCATTCCGAAGACCCGGAACTTGCGCCGGATGTCCTCAATCGAATCGGTGTCTGCGACGCCCTGCTCAGCGAGGTCGAGGTACTTCTGCCCGGCCGGGCTCAGCAGCCAGCTAGAGAACGCGCCCTCAGGGCGAATCAGCTCCGACTCTGGGTCGTAGATTTTGAGGCCGGCGCTCTCAATATCGTGAAGCTTTCGGGCTGTTCGCATCACGCTGCTTCGGGTTATGCCGTACGCCTTGAGCAGGTCTCGCGGCCCCATTTCCCCGCGCCGCGCCCGGTCGGTCTGGTCAAGCATGAACTGGCCGAAGCCGTCTTGAATGTAGGCCGGCACCTCCTCGATGTAGCCGGTGTCTCGGTGGACATCGGACAGCGGGCGCCAAACCCAGTCGTCGATTTTGGTCGTCGGAGCGTCAACGTGCTCGGCTATCTGCTTCAGCCTGCTGAGCGCTGACTTGACTCGCGACGGCATGTCAGCAGTTCCAAGCCCGCAACGACAGCGCTTTGCGCGTCGGCTTGCCCTTCTCGTCCTTCATCGGGCCGGGCATGCCGCCCATGCGGGCGCAGAAGCTCTTGCGCCGCGCGGCGTCCTTCTCGGTCTTCGGATGCGGCGCCGGAGGCTTGAGGTTCATCCCCTCGGCCTTAGCCGAGGCTCGGCCCTTGGCATTCAATCCGCCCTTCGGGTTCTTGCCCTCCTTGCGCGTCCATGCTGGGGTTTTAGGCGGCATAGGGGTTTGTCCTCTCCTTGCGGTATTTTCGCGGCTCATCATGGTCTCGCGCCACGGGCAGCTCAAACCATCGTTCGTTGCGGAGAAATATAACAGCCTGAGTGAACGTGTCCACATAGTCGTCGTGCTCGGCGACCGGAAACTTGCCGACCTGCTTGAGGAAGCCAGCGGCCCACGACACCGTGTGCCCGCGGTTCTTCGCCGACTCGGGAATCCAAATCAGCTCCAGCTCCAGCGTCGGCGCCGCCTGATGCGCTCGGCTGACCTTGTCGGCGTTGCCGGGGTTGTAGCCGACAGCCGGTACCTTGGCTAGCCTGAGGTCTTGCAGCAGGCTCTGGCCGCTGGCCTTGGCCTCGACCAACACCCGGTCAGGCCGGCGCGGCCGGGCGTAGGGGTTGTCTTTGGTCTTTCCGCCGCCGCCGTACTCGGTGCTCCAGTCCTTGATGGCTCGCGCCCTGAGGTCGGGGTAGCTCAGATGCTCGTCCCATGCGTCGATTAGCATCACGTTGCGCTCGCCCTTGTGCGTAAAAACGGCCCACACCGTGCAGGCGGTCGGGTCGCCGGTTGACCTTTCCGTAAACGCACAGTCGTAGCTCTGGAGGATGAACTCAAACTGCGGCAGCCCCTCGTCAGCCGGCCAGAGCTGGAAGTGCTTGGTCTTGAGAATTCCGCCATCGGCCGGAGTCGGGTCTTGCTGAAGCTGCCCGGCCGTTCCGTAGGTTCCCAGCGACTGCTTAAGCGACTCGATTTCCGCCCTGCCGAATCGGTCAGGGCAGATGAGTTCTCCGGCCGCCTTGCGCGGGTCGTAGGCGCCCAACGAGGTCGTGCGCCGCACGCCGTCGTACTCGGCCGGGATGCAGATGTGTTCCCAGCCACCGCGCTCAAGGATGTGTCCGCTAACGTCCTGCTCGTGCAACCGCTGCATGACGACCACCATTGAGTCGGTCTTCGGGTTGTTCAACCGGGTTGACCACACCATGTCAAACCACTCCAGCGTCGATTCGCGCAGAGTGTCCGACTGAGCCTCCTGAGCGCTGTGCGGGTCATCGAG